CCTCAGCCTTGGCCATGTAGATCAAACGCCACTCATCAGCGGTCAGGAATCCGAGAATATCGGCCGCTTCTGTCTGCGCCTCAGCAGTTTCCTCATCCGACTTTTCATCGACACCACACCACTCCTTCAAGCCAGGAGACCAGTAGAGTTGCCGGCAACGAAGATCACGCATGGTTAGCGCATATTCGAGGTAATGACGACGACCGTCCTCATCATCACGGACAAGGAAATCATGAGGATGACAGCCCTTGAACTTGTTCTTGGTCTTTGCCTTGGAGCTGGCCATCTCGCGATCCGCACCCCAGTGACGAGACCCATCCTGCTTCGCCAGATAGTCGCCTGTGGTGACGTTAAAACGCACATCACAGCTGTACATGCGGAAAGAACGCATCTTGAGCTGATCTGCAGGATCGATGAGCCCAGCCTTGACGCAGGCCTTCTCCCACCGAGCCTTAACAAAGTCCAAAAACGCTTCACGCTCACGCTTTTTCAACGGTCGGACAAACCAAAGTTCATGGGTATGCGGATGCCAACCATTTTGACCGTGTGTGACCTCGAGCGAACGAATCAGACCCTGATAGCCAAACCGCTTGCAGAACAGTCGGAAGCTGTTGCCTTCACGCAAATACTTGAACGCTTCACGCTGCTTGAGGATCAGTGAACGCAGTACATCAGCTCGCATATGCGGGAAAGTGAACGTCACCATCACAGGAGCATGTTCGCCCTGGGAATACGCGTGATCGATGGCCTGCGCAATTTCCTCACGGCGGCGCTCTTGAATCTTGGCAGCACAAACGGTGCACGCCCAAACGCTGCCACAAGTAGCCAGACCGCCGTAAAACGCTCTCTGATGCAAGGCGCTGTGATGCACCTCGACGAAGGAGCCGATGCGGTTGTGATGACAGGCAAAAGTTCGGTGAAATTTGTCGTACGCGGAAATCCCGATAGATGCAGATTCGCGAGCAAAAATTTCACGACTTTTAGCCAAGGCAAACCAACGCTCAGCCCTTGCAGCACGGGCCTTTGCGGTGTTTTCGAGATCCTCACAGGTGGTAGAGGATTTCGCATTTATACCAAGGGCCGCTTTCGCGGCCTGATCCAGCCCCCCCAAAGGAGCCCGATCAAAGGGGTCTAGAGCCCCCTCAACATCTGAGCTATGATGCATCCACGGCCTCCGAAGCCGAAAAACCTCCCTAAGCCGCCACAGCTTGTAAAGGGGGGTTTTTTTTTGCGTCCGTTTTCTTATCGAAAGTGATTAAACCACAGCACGTAAGTGTTTGTTCTGCCTCATGCCTCCGGCAGCCCTCTGGGAGCTCTCGGCGAGGCCAGGGATGCAGGGGGAAAAGCGTCCCCTACATCCCAGGCAAAGAGTAATTAAGTCGAGGTAAGGTCAAGGGTTCGCTTCGCCCGGGACTCCGTTCATCGCGACGGAGAAGCTGTCACGATGAGCCGGGGTCGCGGCCCTTGACCAACGAACCATCATCGTTGATATCACGAACGACCTCCGCGAAAGACTCCCAATCAGCTGCCGGTTTTGGATGAAGGTCCAAAGAAGCTTGGGAATCAAACCAATCACCAAGATCCTTCAGACTAGCCGGTGCCTTTCGACCAGGACCGACGCTACCCAGTAAAGAAACAGCCGCCGCACGAGCAGAGCCAATAACCTCATTCGATCGCTCCAAGCGTTCCTTTAACGACTGGACTTCAGCCGTTAGTGCCTCCACTTGAGCGAGCAAAGGTTCGTGAGATCGAGCAGCTGCAAGAAAGGCTTTCGAAGCCGTGGCCATGCCTGTAGCAAGCTTGAGTTGTTGCACCAGGTCATCAGGGGCCTCAGGAATTTTGACTAACATTTTGGTACCATTGTTCGATCTGGACAGTTATTAGAGTTTGGAAATAGTACCATTTAAAAATAAGCAGTCAACAGCTTTTGGTACCATTTTTAGCCGCCGGCGACTTGACCAAGTTATGCGTTTGGTACCGTTTTTACATACAAAAATTTCTATACCAGTCAGGATATATCAGGATAGTCGCTTGAAATCATTGGTTTAGAGACACCTGCCATTTTCCCTGTAGGCTCTAAATTGGTACCAGAATCAGCGGCTACACGAATAAAACGACGCTGATTTTCTGAGTACCAACCACCAGATAGCACCGCCTCAGTGCGGAACCGCTCAACGAGAAGCCACTTGGATGTTTTGAGCTTCCTACGACCTTTCATTTGAAGCCCCTGAGAAAATTGCGGAGGTTTTCACCTATTTGCGCACCTATAGAGCCCGAAACACTTGATACAGCAAAAAGGCAGCGCACCAATAGATGCAGATTCACCGCAATTTTCGTCGATCACTCCAATCCCCGGCAGCTCGATAGCCAATGAGCCAAGCACCCCAAGCGAGCCGTCCAAAGGTGATAGCGATAGCTAACAGTGCGACATGTAACCCAGACGAAAACCACCCAGGGAAACCCTGAAAGGACCAGCCAACGCCAAAGCTGATCACGGGCAGGAACGCGAAAAACGCAACCACAAGGTAAACACCAAAAAGGATCAGCGGACGACGCATAGGAACACTCCATGTGTGCAAAGGGACTCAGCTCAAGCGATCAACCTGGAGGAAGATCAACACTTGAGTACGGGTTTTCTCAGAAGAATTTGAACGCATGAAACGCGGCAAAAAACTGAAGCCACGACCAGACGCAGATTCCTTTTTCTGATCCAGACCGCCAAGCACGATCAGATCACCATCACGAGCCTGAACGACCGTGGAAAGCTCACGCTTCGATAAAGTAGGGGAGTCGATACCAGAGGTATTGTTGGCCTTAAAGTCGGAGATCTGCTGCTTCAGCTCCAGCTCAATACGATTCTTCATGATCGTTGGCTTGAGCTCGAAGATGACACCAGCTGAGCGGTATTTAATGGACTGCTGCGCATTGCCCTGATTGTCAAAGCTAGTGGTCGACAACGTAGGTACTTCCTCACCGACTTCTACGGTACCGGTCTTGCCATCCTTCACACGCAACACAGGCGACGACACAACGCTAAAGCGACTATCGCCAGAAACCGCAGACAGAATCGCTGAGAAGTCACCCGTGGCAATCTTCAGAACACTCTCACCAGGTGCAAGCAATGAGGTCACCCCAATATTCAGTTTTCCGGAAAGTGCGCTCAAAGCAAACTCAAAGGTATTGCCTTCAACCTCGCTTGACGTGAATTCAACAACCAGCACCTTGGCCTGAACCTCAGGCACCACTTGATCGAGGGATTCAAGAACGTAACGGACCTTTTCAACACGCTCCTGATCACCAACCAAAATGACCACATCACGAGCATCGATATTCGTTCCAAGTAGCTGATTGGCTACAGCCTGAAGACTCGCCACAGTGCGGTCATGCGGGGCATACACAGAAAAGTCGGAAGATAGTTGGCTCGCCTGACCAGCAAGCCCAGGGAGCTGGGCAGAAGGGGCACCAGTGGCATCGAATGAAAGGCCACTGAGCGAAGTCATGTGCTGTGCTTCCTTGCTCAGCGAGAAATAAATCAGTCCATCAGCAGTCACCGACTTTTCAATGCCGGCACGAGCAAGAACAGCATCAACCGTCGAAGCTAGTTTTTCTGCAGGCCAGTCCTGGACATCAAAAGTCACCAGCGGCGGATTGGTGATCACCAAAGGATCAACCGCGTAACTCTTTCCGAGCATGTTTTTATAAGTGGCAGCCAGCAGCTGGGTAGCAGGGACCTGATCCATGCGGAGGGTCAAACCCGCGCTAAAAGCATTCCCTGATAGAAAAAGAGCAAAGATAACGACCAATACACGGCTCATTTTCTGTACCCCGAGGAAGCACGAGAGACCGCAGGAAGGGTGCTGTCAAAGCTGCCGTTAAGGGCATAGGCACGACATACATCAAACGGAATAGATTGCTTGGTCCCTTGCTGTGTAAAGCAGCCACACGCCAGAGAGGGGCCATTCGATACCAAAACATCCAGCTTCGCCGGGTTAGCAAGGTTGTACTCTTGGTCATCACTGAAAAAGCACGTGAGTTTCGGAGCTACTGAAGGAGCGGTAAGGCTGTCGTAGATAGGCGCTGAAAGAGGCAAGCCATCGACACGAGGTGCGTAGGGAGATGAATCAATGGGCTTACCTGGTGCACGAACGACATGGGAAACAGGCTTGCTCTCGGGCGGCTGTTCAGCCGCGGGAGTCTTGTTCAGGTAGAAATAAATCAGCCCACCCAGGACGAGCAGCAACAAGGGCAAACCGTAGACGACAAACGGGGGGCTAAACTTGGAGTTGTGGGCTACAGCCGATTTGTACAAGCCGAAAAAAGTCTTATCCAATTTGATAATGGATTTTTTACCGTACTTGAGCTCTGACTGTTTATCCGTATCAGTAAATTTTTCAAACTCGTAGCGGGATACCCTTGAGCCGTTCCATAAACGCCAAAAATAAATATGCTTGCCTGCAAGACGGCGTACATGGGTATCCAAGAACATGCCATGCTGAGTGATTAAATGGACATCAAAACCCTTATGACGATGTGTTTCAAACTGCGAAAAATGTTCAGGCATCTCTTTGCGAGTATCACGAGGACCAAACCAACCTTGCGACTCATCAATAACGATAATTGAATTATGGGGCAAGTTGAACCATTCAGTTGGTTGGTCAAACTCAAACCAAGTCGCTTTTAGCTTATCGACTGCCAAATCAGGGATATTATGATAGTAAACAGTACGACCCGAAGAACTCGCTTCGGCATCAATTTCTTTAATCGAGTTTAATGTTTTGGAATGCCCAGGAAGGCCAGTACGAAGGACTAACATGTTAGATACCTGTCAGCTTAGATTTAGAATCTGTAATTTTGTTAATGCCATTCAGTGTTAATTTTGTCGTGATTGCAGACAAAATGATATTAATCGCAACATCAACCTTTAAAAGGCCGAGTATTTGTTGAATCTCTACAGGGAGACCCAATATATTGACCATGATTACATCAGTAGCCTCAGTTAGAACAAGATTAATACCGACATACGAAACAACACCAACTCCAAGAGCTTTAAGAACCATCTTGGCAAGTGGTACAAGAGACGCAACAAGGGCTGATATGAGAGCAAAAGGCATGATTAATCCTTAAAGACGATCATGAGACCGAGAAGAGTTGCGCCCAAAACAACAAACGCCGCAACAAAATGGGCATAGCGGCAGATATAATCAAAATCGAGCCAGTACGTGCCAAATGAAAGACTCATTGATATAGGTGCTGGACAAGCCTCTGGGAGAAAGCGTGCTTTTTGAAAAAGAGAACTAGCCTCTACAGTTTTCTCTTCGAGGTTAAATTTATCACCAGTTAGAAGACCATTAATTTTGGCTTCATCAACAGTGCTTAATTGCGCAAGTGAACAAGCTGTTTTCTTTTCTTGAGCGAGAATTGCACACTGGATTGCATCACCAGAACACTGCAAAGTCTGATCACAAGCACCACCAGATGCGCTACCCGTGCTACCAGTCCCACCCGTGCCGCCCGTACCACCGGTGCCTCCAGTACCGCCTGTGCCTCCAGTACCGCCTGTGCCACCATCACCACCGGTGCCTCCAGTACCGCCTGTGCCACCATCACCACCGGTGCCTCCAGTACCGCCTGTGCCACCATCACCACCGGTGCCGCCGGTCTCACCAGAACCATCGACAATTGGGCAGCCAGGAGACTCAATGCCAGGTGCACAGGTCATCTCGCTTGAGGACTGCGAAAGGGAATATCCGCCCCATGCTTTTGGTAAAGTATTCGAAGGAGTAACGGTGCAAGTATTGCCACTGTTTACAAACGAGTAATTACAGTGGCCAGTAGCAGAGGTGCTTCCCATATTGCCGTTAGCATCAAGTGTTAAAGAGCTATCTGAATAGCATGAATGAGTTCGTGCAGGCTTATTATAGGTACAAGCCATAGAGCTACCTTGAAGCTCTTTGCAAGCTGTATCAGGCGTTCTATCAGTTACATAAATGGTATAAGGCGCAGTCTGAACAAGGGGCGCAGAGAAACCTGAAAGAAGAACAGTATCACCAGACACACACTTAGCCTCCTTCGTAACACACATGTGTTTTTCCTTGCTCCATTCTTCATCAGGATTCAAGCAGGATTCAATTCTATAAATATACAAAACAACAGTTTTAGGAGTATCACTTTCAACAGTTTCGCTTTCATAATAGGCGCACTGATGTTCAGTTTCGTTAATTACTTGATGAAAGGAAAAAACAGATAGTTGATAACCAAGCGCGGTATTAAATTCATCAGACGAATTAGAACGCAAGTCAGAGTTTTCATATTGCTTACAAAAAGCTCTATATTGACTTGCTGTATTCATAGATGAATCAATGGTCAATTGGGTATTAGGGAATGACTCAAAGTACCAATTGCCAACTTCGTCTAACGCAAAAGAGCTATTAGCAAAGAATAGTGTAAAAAATATGAGCGCGAAAAACTTACGCATAAAGTTCACCAAAACAATAAAATAATAATTGCGATGAGGAAAACGATTAAGTAATAAGCGTTTACGTCGAACATAATTAAACCCAAAAAAAAAGGGCCTAAGCCCAGAGAGAGATTGCGCCGGGCGGGCAGCTCCGGAGTCGCTTGCCCTTGCCCGGCGCTCCTTCATTAAAGAAGGCGACGAATGTACTTGAAGCCAGCCACAGCGATCAGAACAGCAAAAACAGCAGCACCGACCAGGGCAACATCAGCCTTAGTGCCATCGAGAGCAGTTACATCAACAGCAGCGTGCGCAGACACAGAGGCAACAGCCAGAGCAGGAACAGCAAAAAGCGCTTTCAACTTAGTCATAGATAACCTCAAAGAAGTTTTTTTAAAGCAAAAAACCCAAAAACAACCAAAAAGATTTCTAAGGTGTGATCCTTAAGTAGTTGGTAGTCCTCGGGCGTTAATTGCTGCTGAGCAACAATTTCTTGAGCTGTGAAGACTTGCAGATCACCACTGCAAGACGGGGGGGACGTCATAACGATCCAAGAGCCCTCACAGCCAAGAAACGTGATCACGCAGCCTGACCAATTTTCGAGCCCTTGGCCTCCGAAAGCTTCAGCTCGAAATGCGGACGGTTTTCCTTGATCGAAAACGCAGCAGGCACATCGTAGGTGCCAGGATTCAGGGCCTTGTCGGAGAACAGATCACAGGCCTGAGGATGCTTAACGCCAGGGAGAACGACGTAGCACGCCAGAATGAAGTAAGGGGTGTTGGACTTCGAAACGCCTGATTTCTTGATGCCTTCAACTTCGACCTTGAGTTCCATGCTTGGTAACCTTCTCGTGTTGGTGTGTTTTCGTGTCACGGGAACCGCCGTGATCGAGGCAAATCCTAACACGACAGCACGAAAAAACAACAACACTTTGACACGAAAACACGAAGCACCACTTTTGACACCCACTTCGGGTGATGACACAGGAAAAGGTATTGCAGAATGACCAAAGAAAGACTGAAGAACGTCGGCATCACCCCTGAGGTCTGGAAGGAGCTCAAGCTGATGACCATCGAGCACGACTGCACGATGACCGAAGCGGTGGCCGATCTACTGAAAATTGCCAGGGAGCAGAAAGAAAATGATCGAGCAGCTAAGCCAGCTGGAAGAACACGCAAAAAGCCAGGGGATGAGCCTGGCTGAGTGGATTCGCGAAGCGCGGGAGACCTACAAGCAAGCCTCAAGACACCGGATGTTGTCAGCGAGCACGGAGCTGGCCAACACGGCGTATTCAGCAGACTCAGGGTCTAGCCCTGAAGCAGCTAGAGCAGCCGTGTAGACCGAAACAAGAGCATCGTAAGCGCCGAACTGGTCAACGAGATTCCATTGGGAAAGCTCAAGCCAGAAAGGCGCCTGTACGTAGCTTTCACACGGAACAGCAGAGCCTTTACGACGCTTCATCAGGGCTTTGCTGGTCAGGTGCGATGGAACATCGCGAAGAGCCGGCATTTCCTCCTGAGCAGCCTCAATTGCCGCGGCTGTTTCTGGAAGGACTTGGACCACCGGTGCAAGGGATTTAAGCAGCAACTGAACACGGTCCCAATCACCTGTATCGGCGATGTCTAGTAGCTCAG